TTCTGTATCTGCAAAAGCGTTTATATCCGCCAACAAACATTCTGCGCAAAATATCCATTCGGTGCCGTCCGTACATTCTGGATACAAGCACATCGCATCTGTGTTGGAATTTCATCATTGCAAGATAAAATCTGCACAAATTTCTATTCATTACGATAACCTCCAAAATATCATTATTGAGTTTTCCTCATGAAACACCCAGTTTTTATTGCGAGACGCCATACCACACAAGCTTACAGCAAGCCCTCTCGAGTCACCACAAAAGAGCATCGAAATATCCCTTCTGGCTAAATGTTAAGAAATCATTAACACAACGTCATTTATCGCATTTTTAGGCCCAAAATTAACAAAAAAAAGAAGACCCGTTGTAATTTCAACGAATCTTCTTTCATAGAGTTAATTCAATTCATCGACCATTTATGCGAGGACAAAAAAAGAGGACTACCTTTTACAAGTAATCCTCTTTTGAGAATATCATTCAAATAAATCTTTGTATTTAATTATTGTTTTACAAAGCTTTCCGGTTTCTGTGTATTGATACTCTAAAAACCCTACTGTTGGCCACCAGGCATACACCTTTTGATTATATCTATTTCTCTTACAATTATTTTTCATAATCGTGTCGGCAATAGACAGATATGGTATCTGAATGACCACACCACCCATATCAATCATAAAACCAATAATTTTCATAACCGTCATAATAATACCTCCAAATATTTTATTGAGTATTCCTCATAATAGGAAATGTTTTTATTGCGAGTTTTAGACAAAAAAGAGAACTCTCCGTAGAAAGCCCTCTTTTGGGTTCTAAACTCCTTTTCTGTTTTTTAGTCCAATAATAATTGCGCATGATACAAACGAGTCCAATGCCATTGCGTACATCATTGCCATACACGTATCGCTTATCCTCTCCGGTCTGATAACCGTTAAATATAAACAGATACATTGCATAACAATGAATGTAGCAATCGCATTCAGTCTAAACGTGTAAATCAAATATCCAATAGCCGTCTTCATAAAAATTCCTCCTAAGTTTTATTCCTCATAAAACTTAGGGAAATTCTTGCGACCTCTGAACTATCATTACCCTATATGCCGAGTCACATGGTCAACACGTTGGTTCCAATATTCAGTCCCGTATTCTAGCGCCCGATCCCATGTGGATGCACCTTGCTGAATTTTAAGATGTGGCCTCCGCATAAATGGCTTACATTGGATTGTACACCAAGCTCCGAGCCCGCTTATTTCGTAACCCAAATCACGCATAATTTTTGGTTCTTTTCCGCAGATGGGGCATCGTTTCATTTCTGACATTATAGCTCT